TTCATACTGTTTCCATAGGTAGCAATACGTATTGCTGCCAGGATTAATACTAGGTCAAGTATGCAAACGTCCCAAGGATCTTTGATAGCAGGTATACAACTGCTGATAACTGTGGCGGTGCTTTCGCCAGACAGCAGTGCGTCTGGAGTTCTTACAATGATCTCATCCATACCAGTCATACCGTATACTGGCACATTGCCCGCATCGCCTTGAATGGTGCCGGGCCTTGAATAAATGCCCCCGCTGGGCAGTTTGATAAAGACCTTGGGTTGTCTAAAATATTTTTGTAGTGGATTTCCAGCCATAATTAACTCCGATTATAAGAGTATTTATATACGTACTTTTTGGTATTTTTTATTGTTGGCTTGAATTTGATAAATATACAAGTATGAAAATTTACGAAGTTATCACACCTGCAGAACAAAACTTATTTGAAGTCTGGTATAATCCATTGACCTGGGGAGGTTCCGGCGATGCTGGCGCCATTGCCACACAGGCTAAAACAAATGCCGCGGCTTTACAAGCGGCCAAAGATGCTGCTGGAAAGTTTAAAAATGCTAGCCCAGCTGTACAAAAAGCTCTGGCTGCTATCAGCCAAGGTGCCACAGCGGAAGCTAAAGCGGCAAGTCAAACAGCGTTACTACAAAAAGTTGGTAACTTTGGATATGCTTTACGAATTCTTGGCGCTATCGCTATCAGCGTTGAACTGTATTACAATTGGGATCAGTTGGAAAAGAAATATAATGCTGGCGATTTAAACAGATCTCAGTATAAAGAAGCACACGAAGCATATTTTGGTCTTTGGGTCATACAGTTTATGGCTCCTTGGCTAGCACGTATGCTAGGTATTGCCAAGTTATTAACATTCTTAGTTAGAATTATTGTCGGAGTACTTACACTAGGTAGTTCAGCACTAACTGGAGGTGCTACATTCTATGCTAGTATTGTTGGTATTGCAATTGAACAAGCTATCTTTACAGGCATTCAAGCGTTTATGATGACTAAGACTTTTGAAAACTGGATGGCTTATCACTTTTTTAGTACTCTAGTAACTATCGGAACAATTCCAGACGAAAGCTGGAACATCTTACGTGGCTACTTGACCAAGATTCCAGGCGTAGACAAGCTGGTTAAAAATCCTGGCGATGACTTTTACACTAGCCAAGCTAAGAACAAGAAAGAAATTAACCCAGCAGCCGCAGCTAGAGATGAAGAAGATGCTAAAAAACAAACATTTATGAATCCAGCCAGCGCACCTAACGCTATTATGATCAATGGTGTTAGAGTAACAGATGCCAAAGGTAACTTAGATGACTACGCTATGATGCGTCCATTTGTTACAAACTATATAGAATTGCATCCTGAAGATCCTGAAGTACAAAAGGTGCTAGCCCTCCAAAAGAAATAAGGTTAACTACACACTTTATCAATCCTATAAATATACTATATTTCTAGGATTTTTTTATGGCAGAGGAAGTCAATTTAAGTGACAAGAGTTTAGATAAACTTGCCGAGAGGCTTGCAAAAGTAAAAGGCAATTCTGCACCAACGCCATCCGGATCTGCTGGCAATATGGCTGCAGGATTTGAGGATGCTACAAAAGGCCTAGTTAGTAGTTTTAATCCTTTATCTGCGGCAGTCAAAGGCGCAGGTGAAGCTATTGACGCTGGTAAAGAGGCTTATAGTAAACTAGAAAGTGTTATTAAACCAGGTTTAGATACGTGGCGCGATTTAAGCAAGAGCGGTGCTAGTTTCAATAATGACGTTGTTGGAATGACGGCAGCGGCTGCAGGCGCACGTTTACCACTTAACGAATTTGCAGATGTAATTAAAAGTAACTCAGGTAACTTTAACGGCCTAGGTGGATCTGCGGCAAAAGGTGCAGAAAACTTTGCTAAACTTAGTAAAGAAATGGCCGACAGTGGAGTTACAGATGACTTACGCCAATTAGGTTATACCAGTAAAGATATCAACGATGTCTTAGCTATTCAACTATCCAGTCAACAGACAATTAATATGAATGACGAGGCTGCTCGTAAGCGAGCAATCAAGTCAGCTACAGAACTTGCCACTGAAATGGATATGATGAGCAAGTTGACTGGCAAGTCACGTGCAGAGCAAGAAGAGAATATGAAAAAAGCTCAGGCCGATATGCAGGTCGAAGCTAAGTTACGTATTTTAACTGCTGGTAAGAGTGAAGAAGAAGCTGCAAGAATTCGTAGTGAATATACAAAGAATTATAACGAAGCGCAACTACGTGGCCAAGGACAAATGTTCAAGGAAGTATTTGCCACAGGTACAATTCAAAGTGAAGAAGCTGCTAACCAAGTAGCTATATCTGGAAGAGAAGCTCAGATGACTATGGCACAGGCTCGTGCTGTGCAAATGGGTGATGTAAAAGCCGCTGGAGAATACAGTAAGCAGGCTTTAATTGAAAATCAAATTAATCAACGTGACGTTAACAAGTTGCAACTAGCAACTATGGGTGACGCAACCGCTGCCGGTAAGACAATGATGCAGTCTATGACTGATAGTGCCGGTATGAAAAAATCAATTGATGCAATTGAAAAAGAAGCCAAGTTTGCCGCAATTAAAGATGATAAAGAACGTACAGCGGCCGCAACTGAAGAAGCATTAAAACGTGCTAAAGCAGAACAAACAGATAAGAAACCAGGAAGCGAAAGTACAGAAGCCTTAGTTAAATTGGGCGCACGAGCAGACGATGTCAATAGTGCGTTTATGAATAAAGTAGTTGTTCCACTTAACAAAGATGTTGGACCAGCACTGAAGAAATTTAATGATGGCTTGTTAAGTTCACAAACTGTAGATAAGAAAGGTAATGTAACTACTAAAGTAAAAGATGTTGAAAGCGAGTTAGGCGAAGGCTACGAAAGAGGTAAGTCTGGAGCTAAAGGTCCTAACGCTGGCACAGGAATTGTCGGTGCAGCTAAAGATCAAAAAGCCGGCAATGTTATGGAAAGTGCTGCCGGTACAGTTGGAGAAACAGCTGGCTTTGCAGCAAATAGTTTGATTGTTCCAGCACTTAATAAAGTTGCCGACACGATGAACGGCATTCCAAAGAAAGCTGAAGGTGGAACCGTTGATAAACCTGAGTTAGCTATTATTGGCGAAGCTGGTAAAGAGCACGTTGTACCAGATGCTAAGATGCAGACCCTAATGCAAAATATGAAGGTCGATGGATTAACAGCAGCCGCTACAGCAATGGCTGAAGGTCAAAAGAAAGACGGCGGTGGTGTAAATGTATCTGCAATATCCGATTTAGTTAAAACAACTATCAGTAGTGCTAGTGGTCCAACAACTGGAACTAGCGCACCAGCAGCTCCAATGTCAGCTCGTGAAAAAGAACTTACTAAAGACTACAGCGATCCTGAAACTACAACTGAAGAAATTAAAGGTGCCATTGCCGGTGCACAAAATCAAATTAAAACTTGGTCGAAAGATGTTGAAGAACAGCAAAGTAAAGTTGAACAAATAAAAGCAATAGCCGCTAAACGAGAATTATCAACTGGCGAAGAATACGATTTAAAAGAAGCTGAAAGGTTAAAAGGTATTGCTGAACGAAACCTTTCTCGTGAACAAGATACTGTAAAAGTTTTAAGTAATTTAGACGAGTACAAAACTAGATTAGAAACAGAAAGTAAACAGAAAACAGTAACAGCAACTGAAACAGCTGCTAAAGTAGCTGAAGATCTTGGATTAAAACAAGTTGAGACAATTCAGAACACAGCAGCCGCACACGAAGAAGCTAACAACGCACTAACAGACGGCCAGAGAAAGTTAGTAGATGACTATAAAGGCTATAGCGAAGAAAATCGCCAGTTTATGGTTGAGGTGCAACAGAAAGGAATAGCAGAAGATACCGAAACAGCTGCAATGATTGGCGAACGCATCACTAAGATGAAAGCTGATATTGGTGATAGACAAGCAACTGAAGAAGAAGCAGCCGCAATTAAGAACGAAGAACTTAATAAGGCAATGTTTGAAAATCAAGTAACTAAGCGTAAAGAAATGCTTGACGTTATGGAAAATCTTGGAGACTATAGTGCCAAGAGAGAACTTGAATTAAAACAACAAACTGCTGTAGCTACTGAAAAAGCCGCCGAAGCAACTAAGACAACTGAAGCTGTTAAAGCAGAAGCAGTAAAATCATCAGCCGCTACTCAGGAAGAGTCCGTTAAGAAGGCTACTGAAGTTGCCAAAGAAACTTTAAAAACACAAGAAGGTGTTACAAAAGATCAAATCAAGAAAGTTGCAGAAGGTGTTTCTGCTAAAGATACAAAGAAAGTAGAAACTGGTACTGGCATTCCAGACTTTGGCGCAATGTTTGGAGGCGGTGCACCTGGAGGACTTCCACCATTCTTAGAAAAGATTAACGCTCAAATTAAAGATGCCAAGCCTGCTGAGATTAAAGATAAAGAAGAAGCTAACAAAGCTACTCCAAAATCAACAGCTAATGCTGTAAAAGAAGAAAAGAAAGAAGAACCAAAAAAACAAGAAGCAAAGAAAGAAGAAAAGCCAGCTACAGGTACCGTTGCAGAAGTGAGCCTAAAAGATCTACACGCGAGCCTAGAACACTTAAATAAGAGTATGACAACCCTATTGAATTATAGCCAACAAACAGCCACAGCTGCACAAGCGCAGGTTAAAGCTACTAAAGGGTTAAGTGGCAATAAGTTTGCTTAAAAGGATATAAATTAGATGAGTTGGAAAAAGTATTTCTCTCCAGTACCTGTAAACGGCGAATTGCTAGGTCCAATTAGCGGACAAAACAATGGTAATCGTCCAGGTCCAGCCCGTAGTAACTATAGCAGTTACTTGCCAGACATTTATAGCGGTAGTCCAAATCGTGTTGAACGTTATCAGCAATACGAAGTTATGGATTCAGATCCAGAAGTTAATGCCGCACTAGATATTTTAGCAGAGTTTTGCACACAGAAACTAAAAGATTCAAAGAGCCCATTCGCAGTCAAGTGGCGTAACAAGGCCACTAATGCTGAAGTTCGCATTTTAGGCGAGTACTTACAGCAATGGAACAAGTTACAACAGTTTGATACACGTATTTTCCGTATTGTTCGCAACACATTCAAGTATGGCGATAGCTTTTTTATTCGCGATCCAGAGAATCAAAAGTGGAGTTACCTAGATCCTAGCCAGGTTATTAAAGTTATTGTCAATGAAAGCGAAGGTAAGAAACCTGAACAGTTTGTTGTTAAGGATCTAGCACCTAATTTTGAAAATTTAATTGCTACAATGATTACTCCTACGGTTAATCCTAGACAAACTGGAGGTGGTCCGCTACCAGCAAGTGGCTATTTAGGTCAGTCAGGTGGTGGTAGCACAAGTGGAACCAGTGGAGGAAGTACTGGTGGCCGCTTTGGAATGAACCAAAAAGAGAACGCAGTTGATTCTAAACATATGGTTCACTTGAGTTTAAGTGAAGGTTTAGATCAAAACTTTCCATTTGGTAACAGTTTATTAGAGAATGTGTTTAAAGTTTACAAACAAAAGGAACTTTTAGAAGACGCAATCTTGATTTATCGCATAAGTCGTGCTCCAGAACGTCGTGTTTTTACAATTGACGTAGGTAATATGCCAAGTCACTTGGCTATGGCCTTCGTGGAACGTGTTAAAAATGAAATTCATCAACGCCGTATTCCGTCACAAACAGGAGGCGGACAGAACGTCATAGACTCTGCATACAACCCTCTAAGCATTAACGAAGATTATTTCTTCCCTAAAACAGCAGACGGCAAAGG